AAAACGAAATGGTCAAAACCATCGAGCTGGGAGCCGAGGGGAGAATTGACGAATAATGAGCCTTCTTGAAAAACTAAAAAGCGGAAAGCGCAACGTTCGACTCATTAAATTTCCCGGTACGGATCATGATGTTGCGCTTCGAGTGCTGTCCAACGCTGAAGTGCAGGAGGCCCTGTTCGCCACGGAAGGCCGTTTCAAACAAAAAAAAATCGAAGTTTCCGCCACCACCGTGGAAGCCTATGAGGACGAGAACACCATCCAGATCCTGACCAGGGCGCTGCGAGATCCGAAAGATCCCGAACAGCCTTTTGCCGCCAACGTAGATCAGTTGCGCGAGATGATTACCCTGGAAGAAAAAAACGACCTGGTGCGAGAGTACGATGCGTTTGAAAACGAGGTTTCTCCTTCTGCCAAAACAATCGATGATGACGAACTGGACAGGATCTTCGATGAGGTAAAAAAAAAGCCGGAGACTGGGAGCTCTTTAAATATCTACACGCTGAGAAAGCTCATCATCTATTTGGCCTCCCGGCAGCCGAATTGACCGATGGCCAGTGGCTGTACATCCTGGCGATGGAAAAAGCGCTGAAGCCTGAGAGCGGGACTAAGAAGTATATTGTGAAAAGGAAAGGTAGAAGGTAAAAGGTAGAAGGAAAAGGCATTTAATTTTTTTACCTTCAGCCTTCCACCTTCAACCTAAACACCTGGAGCGAAGCGACTCGACATGTCCGACATGAACGTAAAAATGGTTGTCTCTGCGGACAACCGGCAATTTATCCGATCCTTTGATCGTTCCGGGAAACGGATTACACGTTTCGGTAAGCGGATCTCCGGTACGATGCGCCGAGCGGGAAGGGAGATCGGTCGTTTCGGGGACAAGATCGGCGGGCTGACATCGCTTTTGGGAGGCATCGGTATTGCCGCGGCAGGCAAGTCGGTCATAGATCTGGACACACGGCTGGCAAGGCTTGCTATCCAGGCCGGGCTTTCCAAAAAGGAGATGTTTGATCTTAAGAGAGAGCTCTTTGACATCGGCAAAGCCACCAACCAGGGACCGGACAAGCTCCTTGAAGGCATCGAGCAGATCGTTGAAAAGACCGGCAACTTAGACTTTGCCGTTAAATCACTTAAGAGCATGGGGTATGTGGCATCCGCCACAGGATCGGAAATGAAGGATATCGGCGCCAGTGCATCAGACCTGCAGGAGAAAATGGAAATTACGGAAAAACAGGTTTTAAGCGTTTTCGATATACTGGCCAACCAGGGTAAGGCCGGATCATTTACCCTGAAGAACATGGCAGCGCTTTTCCCCAGGCTACTGTCTTCCGCAGCGAGTTTCAATGTAAAGGGCGTGGAAGGCATGCGGAAATTCGGGGCTTTTCTGCAGATAGCCCGCCGGGGCACAGGAAGCAGCGAGCAGGCTGCAACGGCTGTGGAGCGGACATTTTCCAATATTGTGTCCAATGCAAAAAAAATCCAGAAGATGACCGGGTTTTCAATTTTTGATCCGAAAAAATCAAAAAAAGAAGGGCGCCACGTTGTAAGGGAAATGGACGTTGTCCTGAAAGAAATTATAAAGCGCACCAAAGGCGATATTACAAAACTTCAAAAGATATTCGGTGAGGAGTCGATCCGGGCCATGCTCCCTATGGCAAAGTCATTTCAGAAGTTCGGCGATTTTCGCGAGTTCGACGCATTTGTCGAAAAGGGCGGAGACGGCGCTGTAATTATGGCCGACTTTGCATTCTGGACCGACCAGTCCGCAGCCAAGCTGCGAAACCTGCGCACCCAGGGATCTAAATTCGCCAACGAGAACCTCGCAGGTCCTATTGAGCTGCTTAACAAGGCCCTGGACATTTTGAACAAGAATCCCGCCATTACCAAAGGCGGTCTTTACTCCCTGCTCGGCCTGGCGGGCCTGGGCGTCGGCATAAAAACCGTGAGCGGAATAGGCGGAGCGGTCGGCTCTGTAGGCAGAATATTCGGACGTGGCGGCGGTGGAAAAGGTATAGCAGGCAGTCTTACAAAAGGGATTTTAACCGGCGGCAAACCGATACCCGTATTTGTAGTCAACCAGGATGGCATGCCGGGTACGGGCGGAAAAGCCGGGAAGGCCGGAAAGCTTGGCGGCTTTGCAAAAAAAGCCGGTATGGTTGGCGCTGCCGGTGTGGGAGGCTATGCAGTCGGGACACTATTAAACCAGGGTATGGGCTGGATGTCGGGGAAAGCAACCGGCGGCAAGTATTCAGGCTCCGGCTGGCTGGGCGATATGCTGTATGACGCAATTCACGGCAAGGGCAAAGCAGGCGCGGATGTTAAAAACGCTATCAATATAAACCTGCGTGTGGATGAAGCCAACAGGGTCTTTTCGGAATCAAACGATATGAATACCGAGGCAACGGTGAAGCTGGATGTGGGACAGTTTTAGAATTGAAAATTGAATATTGAAAATTGAATATTGGTTGAGTCGCTACGCTCCATCTTTTTATAAAACAGGCAGAATTCATTAAATATTCAATTTTCAATATACATTTTTCACTTAAAATTACAGGGTAATTTATCTTGGACGAAACCTACTTAAACGGAATAAAGCTCGACTGCGAAACCATTGACGATACGTTCTCCAAGTCTCTGGCAAAGTACGAGTTTCCGTATCGGGACCAGGCGCTGCTTGAGGATATGGGTCTTAATGCCAGGCAGATCAAGCTCAGGTGTTATTTTTTCAACGATACGTATGAAGATCATGAGCTGCTTGTTGCGCTCCTTTACGATCAAAACTCCTTTGAACTGCAGCATCCGGTTTACGGCCTTTTATCCGGCAGTATCGATACCGTATCGGTCAGGCACAACGACCGGAAAAGAACAGCCGAAATCGATATCAGCTTTGTCGAGGGCGTCACGGATGTAGAGCCGATAGTCGTTATCGACGTGGAGACCTCAGTCGAGGATCTATACGAAACCGGCCTGGAGGAAGGATACGAGGAGTTTTCCGTTAACGCTTCAGATGCACTGGGAGCCGAGGCGCCGTCAATATTAGACAAGGTGCTCGATCCTGCGCTTGGAATCCTGGAGCAATTTAACAACATTTCACAAACGGCCAGGGCGTACGTAAAAAAAGTGGATGCCGCTGTCCGGCAATTTGAGAGCGCTTTAAGTGCGGTTACGACGCCTGCAAACGCTTTGATCTCTACTATTAATTTTGCGACCAATCTGCCCGGCAGGGTAATCGGTTCCGTGGCCAACGTAGCCCACAGGTACAGCATCCTTTACGAGTCGGTCAAGGATGCACCTGACCGGTTTATTCAAAGCTTTAAGGACGGCCTGACCGCACTCGAAGCGTCCGTATTTCCCGATCATAGCAGAAGTTCGTATACCCGCGACGATAATGACGCGGATACACATATGTGGAAAGCTCTGAAAAGTGTAGCAGCCCTGGAAGCGGGGCTTCAAAGCGGTTACTGCTTTAGCACCGACGAAGAAAACCGGCAGGTGCAAAAAAGAAATGAGGGTTTAAAAACATTTGATGCAGTCGGCAATTATATACCCCCTGCCGCCTGTGACGCGGTGATGAACGTACGCGAGATAGAAACAACGCTATACGTTGCACGGGAAATGATTGCAGCAGCGGTTGAACTGTCCAGACAAAACAAAAGCCTGAAAAAAACAGCCCGGCTTTTGCTACAGCATGTCAACGTGATTAAGCTGGAAAGAGAGCGTATCATCCGTATTGAATTGGACAACGAGATGCCGCTGCACCTTGTATGCCTGAAATACGGCCTGCCGTACCAGGCGGCGGAGCGCATACTGGCGATCAACAACATATCCAACCCGAACTTTGTTTCAGGGAGCATCGATATATATGCGAGATAAGGTCACATTACAGATAGACGATCAGCTCATCGAAAACTTTCTATCCTACCGGGTGGAATCAAACCTGTTTAATGCAGCCGATACGTTCGATCTGACCCTTGCCGATCCTGCCCATCCCGTGGAAGAAGGCAGCAGGTGCAAGCTGTATGTCAACGACCATCTGGAACTTAACGGCATTATCGACAGGATCATCGAAAATACAAGCAAGACTGAAAACAGCTTGAAAATTGAAGGGCGGGACCTTATGGGCCTTCTGGTGGACAGCTACGCACAGGATTTTCAAAGCAAGAAAAACGAGTCCCTGAAAGCCCTTGCGCAAAGACTGCTGGCCGATGTTCCGTTTATCAACAGAAAAGCCATCCAGTACGGAAAGGGCAGTAAAGACCGTGCAGTACCGCTCACCGGCAAAGAAGAGGATTTTGAATTCACGGAAATCGAGCCCGCGCAGACGGTATTCGAAATCCTGAAAAAATACGCACTGTCCCGTGGCATGCTGTTTTTTGCCCTGCCGGACGGAACGATCAACTTCGGAGAACCGGTAACAGCAGGCTCGGCTGAATATACGCTTATACTGCGCAAAGACGGCAAGTTTAACAATGTTCTGAATGCCCAGAGAATCCGGGATATTTCCCAGCGGTATAAAACCGTTACAATCACAGGCCAGCGTCAGGGCACGGACGAATACGGGGCTGAAGATATCAATATCAGCGCAACCGTAACGGATGAAACGTTTCCTTTTGCCAAACCGTTCGTGGCCACGGCGGATCACGACGGACAGGACCCTGCGCGGTATGCTAAAGTATTAATGGAAAGACAGCAGTTTGCAGGGCACAGTTTGTCCTACAAGACCTATGGCCACAGCCAGAACGGGAAAAACTTTCAGGTCAATGCGGTGTGTCACGTGTCCGATGACTGCTCTTTGAGAACAATAGAAAACGATTTTCTAATTTACGCCAGGACTTTCGAGATGAGCAAGCAGGGCGTGTTCACGAACCTGAAACTGTCTAAGCTGGGGATACTGCCGGTATGATCGATATGATCCGATCCATAATAACATCTGTAGCCGAGGGCGCAATCAAACGCTTTTCCGGTACCGGCAGAGTAAACGAAACCTTCACCGACCGTGAGTATTTTCAGCATTACGGATTTACCTCCAGGCCGCTTGCAGGCGCTGAAGCAATCGTGCTGAAAAAAGGAAACAACATTATCGTAGTGGCATCCGATGACCGCAGGTACAGGCTTGCACTGGAAGAAGGAGAGGTTGGCCTGTACACGGATGAAGGGGACAGTATCCATTTGAAACGGGGCAATGAAATCCATGTCACCACGGATAAACTGATCATTGATGCAGGCACAAAAGTGGATATCGACGGCGGCACAAACGACCTGAAAGGAATCGTCCAGGGCGGGTGTATCTGCCAGTTTACCGGGTTGCCGCACAGTGACGTATCCGCCAACGTGAAAGGCAGTAAATAATGGCTCTGAGTAAAACGCAATTAAAGACAAGGATAAT